ACGCTCTTCCGATCTACTGTGATAACGTCGTCCAAGAGCGATCACTTTTTCGCACCGTGCAGAGGGTGCGGCAAGAAGCACACACGAATACACGACGACGCTGTGAGTGAAGAGATTTGCCAAGAGTGCGGTTACTCCGAGTACATCCAAGGCGAAGAGGTGGGGTTCAAGGAGGAGCAGGAGATGGAGAAGAACATATTCTATTCGTAAAAGCGCGAGAACCATTTTAACGAGTGGGTCTCCCAGTTTCAAGCCAAAGAATCCACGAGCGTCCCTGATGAAGTAATAGTCCAATTAAGATCCGAATTTAAGAAGCAAAAAATCAAGGACCTCTCTGAGATTACTCACGAGAAGGTAAAGGGGCTCCTCAAGAAACTCGACAAGTCAAAGTACTACGAGCACGTCCCCTATATAACCACTATCCTTAACGGGATCCAGCCGCCCACGATGCCCCAAGTGCTCGAGGACAAACTCAGGCTTATGTTTTACCAAATCCAGAAACCCTTTGAGAAACATAAACCTCTGAAGAGAAAGAATTTTTTAAGCTATGCATATGTCCTCTATAAATTTTGTGAATTACTTAGTGAGGACCAATACTTGCCCTGTTTTCCCCTATTAAAATCAACTGAGAAGCTTCATGTCCAAGACACAATTTGGAAGAGAATTTGTGATGAATTGCATTGGGAATATATTCCAACTGTTTAGGGCTTGCCGAACGACTCGATCTCCACGATGGATGAATCCACTGGGAAGTTGATGAGGTAACCCTGATCGCACCCCGTAATCTCCATGTACTTCTGGACCTGCGTCCGGAAGGCGGAGGTGAGGCGCGCGGCGGACTTGAGCTCGACGATGATCTTGTTGTCAATCACGATATCGGCCCGCATGAAGCCGACGAAAGTGCCCTCGTAATTCACAGGCAAAACGCGCTCCGTCTCGTAGGGGACCCCGCGCTTACGCAGAGCCACCTCGAACGCGTTGTGATAGACGCGCTCGGAATATCCAGGGCCTAGTGCCGACCAAACACTCTGAGAAATATCACGAATAGTATCAGCCATTTGTAAATAAAGTCGGCTATTCTTAAAGATGTTTTGGTCCGGACACCTCATCACGACCAGACTCTTATTTGGAACCTGGTCGGTATGGTCGGTTGCACCGGATATCCCTATGGCGCTCTTTCTGTCACACTGGCCCCAATCTTGGTCTGAAATTAGAATGTGGTGGCTATATGATTTACTCTATAAAATTCCTCATTCATTATGGGTTTTAATTTTAGTTCCAAATTCATTTAGAAAAATATACGCCTTCCATATTCTAGTGGATATATTCAGTCACACGGGTGAATGGTCCATCCAACCCCTTTACCCATTTAGGTTTAAAATTCATGGGCTATGGGACCCGGTCACTTGGGTCTAGGTTCAAATACCTTATTCCTGTTAATACCCCAATATAGATTTGCTTTAACCTTGTTGTACAATGGATTCTTCTTTTCCCATGGGTTATAATTTTTGTTAAAAAATGGATTATGAGTGGTCGAGCCTAGCGTCGCGGATGGCATTGTGAAATGCCCCGACATTCTCTTACTACTTCTTGGAAAACAATTTGAACTTGGACTTGATCCACTTGGCGTCCTGCTTGTAGATGCGCGACGCACGGGGGGCGGTGCGCTTGGTCAGAGTGCTGATGGCGAGCAGACGGCGAGAGACCGCCAGAGGGGTCTCACCCTGTGAGATGCCCTTGGACAGAGACTTGTGGCGGTTGGTCATGGCCTCTACTGGGTGGTAACCGTACTGCGTCAGCATCCCCTTCTTCAGCTTGCCAATCAGCTTGGGGCTCTTGCCCGCCGCACCCACGTCTGGGATGGGCACGGCGCGCACGCGAGTCTTGCCCGCCTTGCGGATGTACGAGTAGCTCGTTCCGTCCTTCCGCCGAACGGTAATCTTCATGCGCTTGCGAACCTGTGTGTATCCTGAGCGGATCACTGCCTTCATTTGATTTTTGTCAAGATATTTGTTGGGACTGACCCAGCATAAACATCCTCAACTTGCCTTCATTTCCCGCACCAAAATCGAACACGTCAGATCCCTCCAAATCTATATCCAAAATTGGAAAGTCATATGAGGCTCTCATCCTGAGTGCAGAATACATGATGGAAAGTCCATATGTTTTCAGATCCTTAATTTCATTTGAACGCGACCACGCGAGTTTAACGGCGAACACATCCTTCCGCTGCCGCCCTATAAAGGGTCCGCAAGGTATGACCTCGGCCGTCGCGCCATCGACATAGTGCCACCCATTCAATTTTGTTGCAGAAAAGAGGAAGGGTACGGATATGGACATACAAACGGCATCTATGACGCTCATATCAGGTGTGGTGGCTATACTAAAGTACTCGGTCCTCATAAGATCCACACAGAATGCCGCAACATGAAACTTGATGGGACTGATTTCATAGAGCTCTCGAAATGTAATATCAATTTTGGTTGTAAATTTAAAACAAAATTCTGAAATAACTTTCCTAACTTTACTAACAGGTACTAGACCATAGGCGGTCAAAAGAGTCTTGATATTTGGTTTCATAAGGGCCTTTGTATTAATTTCTAAAGAATGGTCTAGAATTTTTGGTATATCTTGACTACCAATTAAGAATGAAAATCCAACGAGACTGCCAGCCGACGCTCCCGATATTTCCTCGAGATCCTCTAGTCTGCCAGTCTCTTTGAGTTTATAAAGAGTTCCTAGATACACGAATACACCCATGGCACCTGGGCCGAGTGCTAAGCACTTCATCTAGTTTTAATTTTGAATTGAAATTGAGAAAGGGAACGCGCGTTCCGTCCAGTCCGCAGGACTGTTTTCACACAGTCCTTCGGACTGGCCTAGTAATACTGTGGGAAAGTTGTACGGAGGGTGGCAAAGGCCAGGGCGAACACGAAGGTATGCACGACTACTGGCACGGGCCCGGTGGTGCCGCTGAGGAACAGACCTGGAGGGATGGTGACCAGCATACCGGGGCTCAGCAGCATAAAGAGAACTGCGGGCACGATCAAATCAGCCTTGGTCAGGCTGATCTTGAGGAAGTATGTGGCAATCAGGTAATAAAGAAGGCTCAGCACCACTGCGTGGATCAAAACCGTCATAAAGGAAGTCTGACCTGATGCAAACTGAAGGGAAGGCAGAGAAAGCAGCATACCCGGACTGAGGACACCGAACAGGATGGCGGGCAGAAGAACCTTTGGGCCAGTGATATCAATCATTAATTGTATTCAATATTAATATTTGCCCATGCGACAAAGTTAGAAACCTCAATGTTCTCGTGAATAACCTGAATATCCTTGATGGAGTTCCAAAGAAGAACAACGTGATACTCTGGATCTTCATTTGAGTAATAGTTATCTGGATTCATGACGAACTCGACGAAGTGATTATACGTTGAATGAATTTTGAAGTAATTATCATCCGAGTAATTCCGGATTTTCATCCATGCATCCAGAAGCTGTTCAGAGTACCAGTCCTGCCAGTCCTCTGGGTGCAAAGGGGGGTCTTCCTCACCAGACTCGTCGGAGTCGTAAGCGAGCTCGTAGTTGTAGGCGTCACGCGAGTACTCGTCGTTGATTCCCATTTTTACTTATTGATTTAGGACGTCACGTCCTTAAGCGTCCTTCAGCCCCGACACCGTCACAGAAGCTTTCTCCTTGGTTGAAACCGAGTCCTGGATGGCCTTGAATGCCCCCTCGACCCGAACCTCATCCCCTGAGAAATAGGTTCTCAGACCCTTGAGAATTACATCCTTGGTGATACCACCCTTTGTCTTCTTGACCTTGAGATTCACCTTGACCTTCTCCTTGACCTTGACGGTATCAATCTCATGCGTCTTCATGTGGTGGGTGACAAACTCGCGAAGGTCTTTCTCACGCTTATTAAGCACTGTAAGATCTTTGCGGGCTGAGGCAAGCTGGGCCTTGAGGGCGACCCACTCATTCATAGCACGGGCAAACTGCTCGTCGGCCATTTACTTTTTGTTTTGAAAATTTAGAACCATTTAAGGCGCAAGGTAACTGAAAGTTCCCTCCCTAATTGTACTCGCTGCCAATCTCGAACTTGGGGCGCATGGTGTCTGGGGGAATGGTGCTGAGGTTAAAGATGCTCACTGGGGTGCGGGGGTTGATGGGCTCGGAGCGAATGTCGCGGTTTGCGTTGCGCAGAACACCGCCCAGCGTCTCTGGGTAACCAATCTGGCTGCGTGGGTCCAGGTAGTTCTGGTTGGTCAGAATCTTCTCTGGGCTGAACTGTCCAAAGTCCTCGGTCTGCACCACCTCACGGGGAATGAGGCTGGCGGATGTCACGGAGTCGACGCTGTTGTAGTCGGTGGCGACGCTACTGGACTCGCCGTACTGACCACCCGCATCCATACCGGGGTTGGAGTAATTACCGGACTGCAGGTTCGCGCCCTGGACGGCGTGCGAGGTCGTGTAGCCGCTGGTCTTGGGGGCGAACAGAAGGAACAGAACCACGGCGGCCAGAATCATGATGAGCAGGTTCTTGCGATCCATTTATTATAAGTCGCGGATATTTTTTTAGGATCAATCGACATAGTCGGCCGGATCTTCCTCCTCGGCTGGGTCATCCGTGAAAAGATAATCCTTGGGAAAATCTGGGGGTGCTGGGGAACCACGCACGCGAACCTGGATGACGCGCCAGATGGGACCGAACGACTTCTTGAGGAACCAAAGCCCAGACAACTCGATAACAACATCGCACTGAGAATCCTTCTTGATTTCCTGAAGCTCGACGATGTTCTTCTGACGATCGTAGGCGCGAGTCACAATCTCACCCTTGACGGTGGCCAGAGACGCACCGAGAACACCATCAGTCAGGCTCTCCTGGTAAGCATTCGTGATAGTCTCGTCAGAAAGCTCCTTGCCAAACCACTCCACCTTGGAGGTCTTCGCCTGGCTCAGGATCTCCTCATCAATCGTTGAGAAAATTGCTGCATGGTCTGGAGAAAGAGAAATGTTCAGAGCTTTTGTTGTCAGGTCATCCAGTAGGGTCACGCCATTCAGCTGCTGACGCTGACCAACAATCTTCAGAAAGTAACGGCCATCTGGAAGCTTCTGGGGCTTGCTGTACTCCATATACCAGATGTAACTATTTTCCTCTTTAACTAATAGATGAATCCACAGGTCTGTGGTAGCGAATTTACTACCAAGGGATGCCAGTGCCTGACGGATCCCATGGACCCAACTAATTACATTTGTGCTAATGTGAATAGACAGAATGGAATAGTTTATCCCTGTGATATAGGCTGCTGCACTCCTATATGTGGTACCAAACCTGGTCAAGTGCCAAGAAAGGACATTGAGTTCAGACAGACTTTTGGAGGAACCCTTCCTCTTGGGTTCAATGAGAATCTCGCAACGAGTTCGGAGCCAACACAGGCTTTGGATTTTGAATCAAAATTTGAACCAATTCCAGATCCTGATTTTGGAGTCCCTGATGCACTGAACAGTCTCAAGGTTATGAATATAGCAACCAAGATCATCTTGGCAATTTTGCTCATTCTGTTTTTCGCCGTTCTACTGACTTAAAGCCTAGGTTCCCTTGATAGGTAGAAATGGCCACCGAGTCTGTTGTTACCCTTGAGTCCCTGTCTAAGCAGCTGGAGGCGGTCCGTAAGGAGTGCCGCAAGATCCGTATGCACCTGGAGGATCCCCAGGGCGAGAAGCAGGCGGCCCGTGCCGCCAACAACGGCTTCAACAAGCTTCTGGACGTGTCCCCTGCGCTGCGTGCTTTCCTGAGCCTGCCAGAGGGCGACAAGATCTCTCGCGCGAATGTAACTCGCCGCATCAACCAGTATGCGGCAGAGAAGGGCCTGAAGGAGGGTCAGAAGCTGAACCTGGACGACACCCTGAAGAAGCTGCTTGACGTGCCAGCCGGCCAGGACCTGACTTTTCTGAACATGCAGACGTACCTGAAGTGCCACTACATCATCGAGCCCAAGGAGCCGAAGGCCCCAAAGGAGCCGAAGGCCCCAAAGGAGCCGAAGGCCCCAAAGGAGCCAAA